ATGGTAACTACAACTTTGTGGTTATTCAGGTCGGGCAGTACCTATATTTTTATCAATCAGCATCTGCCCTTAGTGCAGCCAAAAACACAGACAGTGTTGATCTAAGCACTTATGCTGTCTCTGGTGCTGCTAATCCGTATGAGCATCCCTGTGCCTTTGCCTCTGGTGATGGTAAGCTCTTTGTGGTAGGTAAACACATTGAACCATTCTACGTAGAGTATGATCCTTCTACAGATACCTTCAGTGAGACATCAATTACTGTAGAGGTACGAGATATTCAGGGTGATACAGATGATCCCTATGCGTTTAATGAACGTCCTACAGCTACCACAAGCACTGTAGACATACACCATCTATACAACCTATGGAACCAAGGTTGGGCAGAAGACGTACAGAACCATAGCTCTAACCAAGTCAACCCTGTTGCATACTGGGATACTCAGTTAAATACTATCCCATCTAACCATGATCGTTGGTGGTTCTTTAAAGATGCTAATGAAAAGTATTATCCTAGTGATCAAATAGGTATTATTCCTAGTTCTACTGGAGCAGCGCCTAAAGGACACTTTATCTTCAATGCCTTTAACATTGCTAGAACTACTGCTGCCAAGGCAGACGGTGATGACATTGATGCCGAATATACACGTACGGACCAGAATACACTAAACGATACTACCTCTGGTGTTTATCGCCCCAGTGCAGTAGCCTTCTTTGCTAACCGTATTTGGTATGCGGGAGTAGATGCTTCAGGATATAATAACGTATTGTACTTTAGTCAGCTTCTAGATGATATTTCTAAGGCAGGTAAATGTTACCAACAAAATGATCCCACTGATGAAACATTTAATGACCTACTGCCTACTGATGGTGGCACTCTAGTCATTCCTTCCTTGTCTAACGTAGTTAAGATGATGGAAGTGAATAACTCTCTAATGATCTTTGCTACTAATGGTATCTGGCGTATTACTGGCTCAGAGGGCATTGGCTTTACGGCTAGTGACTTTAGTGTTACTCAGATTAGTAACCTACAGAACCGTGGTAGGCTATCCTACGTAGACGTTAATGGTACTCCTATCTGGATCAATGCACAGGGTGTCTACACTATTGGTCAACAGGGTGTACAGTCGATTAGTGAACAGACTATACAGACATTCTTTGACACAATACCACAGACAGCTATTCCTTACATAAAGGGTATTTACAATCAGGACGATAAGTGTGTATACTGGTTGTATAAGTCCGAAGGAGTAGGACCAGTAGACCGTAACTATGAGTATGACAGAGTACTTGTACTGAATACTGAGACTGGAGCATTCTATCCTTGGACAATAGGAGTTAGCAGTGCTCGTAATGTTATTGGTCTATCTGTTGTCACTGGCTCTAGTACTGAGACTTCAGTCGATAATGTTATTGATTCTAGCTCAGATACTGTAGTTGATTCTAATACAGACCAAGTAGTTGCTAACACTGTGGCTACAGTAGCCCTTGCACCAACAACCAAGTTCCTAGTTGAGTACCTAGATAGTGGTGTACGTAAGCTAACATGGGCTGAAGAGTTCTGTACTACCTATGAGGACTTTAATGCCTGTACGGCTGGTCAGGGTGTAGACTACTCAAGCTACTTCATCTCTGGCTATAAGACAAGGGGTGAGGCCATACGTCAGCAACAGGCTACGTACATGATGCTCCACAGCAGGGCAGAGTCTGGTTCTTCTGTGTATGTACAGGGTGTGTGGGACTACAAGACATCTAGTGGAACCAAAAGGTGGTCTAATCCACAACAGGGCTACAGGCATAAGACTAACTCTACATTCACTACTCGTAAACTAAAGATACGTGGTAATGGCCTAAGCCTACAAATTAGGTGTTACTCAGAAACAAACAAACCATTCAATATCACTGGATGGGCAATGCTAGAAACAGCCTCAAACGCGGTGTAAATGATAAACATACGACTTGCACAAGAAGAAGACATCGAAGTAATCCTAGAAGCCTCAAGAGACATCCACTCAAAGGCTTCTTTTTCTCAAGTACCATTTGATGAGGACACTGTAGCAGCAGTTATCTTTAGTTTTATTGATGGTCCTGTTGACGAAAGAATGATTGTTATAGCAGAGAATGAGTCTAATGAAGTAGTTGGAGTGATTGCAGCTACACTCATACCGTCTTTTTACTCTACTAGTCGTATTGCAGCAGAGCCTCTGTTCTGGTCAAATGGAAGTCCTAAAGTTTTTAAGGCGTTAACTGAATGCTTTGAGAACTGGGCTAAAGAAGTTGGTGCTGACTTTGCTATTATAGGTTCTCATTCTCAGTACACACCTGAGCGATGGTCTAAGTTTTATAAGAAGTTTGGCTATAAGCCTTACGAGAATACCTTTATGAAGGAGTTTAATAGATGACTGGTGCAGAGATTGCCATCATTGGTGCAGTAGCAAGTGCAGTTGGAACTGGTGTATCAGCCTATGGCCAGATGAAGGCTGCTGATGCTCAACGTAAACAAGAACGTATTCGTCGTAGGCAGATGGAGCTAGAGGCTGCTAGGCGTAAACGTCAGATTATCCGTGAGGCAGCACTACAAAGAGCGCAGAGCACTGCTGCTGGCTATGCTCAGGGTGCTGGTGGTTCTAGTGCTCTTGCTGGTGCTGTAGGCGGTATTAGTCAACAGGCAGGCTCAAGTATCGTAGGGGTGAACCAAGGTCAGCAGCTAGGGCAACAGATGTTTGCTGCTAATATGGCCGAGTCTAATGCTAACATGATTGGTAATATTGGTGGAGGTATATCTTCACTAGGTTCACTAGCAATGAATGCAGGTTCTAGTTCAACATTTGACACAGGTGTTCAGCGTCTTGGTCAACGATTTGGGTTTGCATAATGATCTCATTTGAAGACAATCCAGAGAAGCCAAAAGAAACTGGTACTTTTGCATACGACGATAACTCTAAAGTTATTGGTCCAAAGGCAGCACAGGCTAGGGCTTCTGTAATTGATGCAGCACTCTTGGAGTCTTCTCCCGGTGTGGCTAAGATTTATTCTAATCTTCTGGCTAATGGGGATGACACAACATACCGTGAGTCTTACGCACAACTGGAGATGTCTCAGCTTGAAGAAGCAAGGTACAGTGCAATTAACGATGTTCTCTCTGGGAAGTCACAGGAAGAGATTAGTACGTCATTTGAAGACTTAGCAACTATCGACCCTACTGTAGCCATGACCCCTCTAAGTGTGAACCTAGAGGTTGGATACGCTCAGAATGGACAGAACCTAGTTAGTGCAATCCAAGAGACAAGTGATCCTCTAGACCGTCCTGTACAGGATCAGGCACCATCTGGACTATACGCTTTTCTTAATGAAGAAGTCACGAAGAATGTGGCTATCTCTAAAGTGGTCCAACAGCTACGTGAGGAACTAGAGCTTGAAGACAATGGTTTTCAAGTTAGTGATGTTGTTGACTATGGACAGCAGCTAATTCCATTTCGCTCTTGGTACATAACCCAGAATGCTCTACCGGGCTTTGAGGGTGAGTCAGTACTACCGGGTTACAACAAGAAAGAGTACATAGACCAGATACGTTCTCTTCCACTAGGGGAACAGGCTCAGGCTATCAGAGATACGTTTAATGAGATTAAGTCAAGGAGTGACCTAGAGGCTTGGCAGTTCCTTCGTAACATTGAATTTGGTTATTCATCCAGATCAGCCTTCTGGGACAATGTTCTCATTGCTGGTGGCGACATTGCTACACTACCTATCGGTAAACTAGGCAAGGCTGCTATTACTTCTGCTAAGGCTGCACGATCAGCTAAGGCTATTGAGAAGGGTCTTAAGTCTTCTAAGCCTCTTACTGAAGTTCCTCAAGAACTAGGAGAGACTTCTCTTATCGCACAACAGGCTATTCTCGCTGTTAGCTCTGGTGACACTTCCCCTGTTTACCGTAGTTGGCCTTTCTTGTTTAACACAACGTCAGTGGCTCGTGGCAACACTACTCTTAATGCTAAGGTTAACCATATCCTTGAGGTAGCTGACCAGACACTCAATAAGGCTGTACAACAGATTACTGAGAGTGCAGCTATTGATCGTGTAAACCCAGAACAGTTAAAGATTGGTATTGATGACGCTCGTGCAACTATACTGAGGGATGCTCCCGGTGTAGAGCACCATCTTATTGACCTTGGTCCTGATCCTATGACATTTGATCGTATGGCCAATACACATTCTTACTCCTTCAGATTTGGGCGCAAGGATGGCTCTTTGTTCGACAATGAAGACTTTGCAAAACAGTGGGCTGAAGACTACCTTGGTCTAGCTACTGATGACTTTCGTATTAAGACAAACGGCTCTGGTTTCTATGTAGAAGTAGTACGTGATATTGACGAGAGTGTCGGTATTGCCAAGAGTCTATCTGACCTAGAGATCAAAACAAAGTTCTCAGGTGGTTTTGCTGCACCAGATACGTTCTTCTCTGCTCTTAGTGGTGGTAAGGGCTTTGATTTACGTGGTGTTCGTAGTGTGGTATCAGAGGAAAACTTTGGTGCTCGTATCCTGTCTACAAGTGCTACAGAGAATGTGATTGATGCCTTTAACAAGGTACTACAACCTGCTATTGGCTTGTCCTCAAAGGACCAGAAGAGGCTTCGTAAGGTTCTTGTTCGTGGTCAAAACTCATGGAATGGCTCTACGTATGGTGTAGACTACTCTATTGATGAGTTTATTGATATGTACAGGGCTATGAATAAGGTAGAACCCTCTGACAAGGCTGTCAGTGCCTATATTTCTTATAGGAATGTAAATGACCTTGAGTACCTTATTAGAGATGCAGGACGTATCCGTGATTTACGTACTGTAGGAGCACAGAATATAGAGTTTGTAACTAAGGCTGGTGCAGAAGAAAATATAGTAGTCGGTTTGGGTAAGAAGGTTGATGAACTTCCTTTTGGAAGTACTGAGAGACACCGTGTAGCCTTCGTAGAACGTGATGGAACAGTTATCTTTAAGAGTGTAGGTGGTGGTTTAAACGAAAAGACCAAGGAACTCTTTGATGAGTTTATCAAGGATGGTGGTGAGATCGTACAGTCTCTTGATGGTATGCTAGAGATTGGAGAAGATGTTGCTAACTTCGTTGTATCTAAGCAAGTCATTAAGAAGAATAGAGTCGGCCCCGGTACTCTAGGATATAACCAAGGTGGTCACCGTATTGCCAAGTACTCCGACTGGATTAAACAAGCCAAGATGAAGGGTAAGGCTGAAGGTGTAGGTTACTACACTGGTGATAACGTATGGCTTAATGCCTTTACTCCTCAACAGGCTGAAAAACTAGCTAATTCTATGAATAGGGTTCGTCTTAGTATCAAGAATGGTACTGAGGACTGGAAGCGTATTGTTGAAGCAGAACTTGGATTCACTACAAAGAAAGAAGTTTTATCCCTATTTAGAGGTAAGAAAGCCAAGTTTAGCCTAGATCAGCCCTTTGTTGCTACTCGTAATGGTGAACGTACCATCGACAAAGGTGGTGTAGAGCGTATGGGACGAGACATTGTAGACGCTACTGAAGGTAGGATAAACCCTCTTGGTCAGTTAGATCGTAGGTTTGCCCAGGAACGTTCTGTAGACGATGCCCGTATTGTACGTGAACAGATGGATGGTACAATGCGCCTTGACCGTGCTCCACTACTTTCTCCTATGGAAGCCTTGGAGGTAGGCGTTAATTCAGCTATCCCTGTTCGTCAACAAAAGGACTATATGTACCGTAGTCTAAATGATATTCTTACTGAAGCTGCTGTTAGCGGTAATCGTATTTTTAATACTGACATTAGGAATATTCTGCAAGACCCACTGGACTACCTTCACTTCCCTGAGAAGTACTATAATACTGCAATTAGTAACGCAGACAAGGCTCGTATGGAGACACTGCGTAAGACTACTCTTATGCAGTTTGAGAACAAAAACGTTGAACAACGTATCCTAGATAGCTTCAGCAATAGGCTTTCTAATCTATTTGCTCCCGGTAGTACTCCATTTAACATTGTGGATGCTTACCTACTTCCTCTTGTTAAAGACCCAATTACCTTCATGCGCTCTGTTGCATTCCATCAGTCTATGGGTTTCTTTAACTTTCTACAGATACCTGTACAGGCACAGACTTTTGGTATCATGGCAAGCCTTGCACCTCAGTATGCAGTACAGGGTATGTGGGCTATGGCTCTCCAGAAGGGTCTGATGTTCACAGAGAGAGAGAACATTAAGAAGTTTGTCTCCGGTAAGTATCTTGAAGGAGTACAGGGTCAATTAGATAAGGGTGCCTTTAATCTTACACAAGATCAGTTTATTGAAATGACTGACCTACTAAAGAGAAGCGGTTATCATCATGTCAAGGGAACCTATGCTCAATTGGACACTGCATTCCAGACGGCTATCAACTCCCCTAGCAAGTTAAAGCGTGGAGGAAAGACGTTTCTTAATGCAGGCACATACTTCTTTAGTCAGATTGAAGAAGCACTAAGGTATGCTGGATGGAATATTGCCTACATGGAGTTTCGTAAGGCTAACCCAACTAAGGCTATTACTGATGCTGACATAGCCAAGATTGTATCTAGGGCAGATGACCTTAACATCAATATGCACTCTGCTAACAACGCTCAGTGGCAGCGTGGTATTTTCTCTATGCCTTTACAGTTCCAGACGTACAACATTAGGCTGCTAGAACTTATCACTCCTTCACTCATTGGTAAGGGTCGTATTGATCCTAAGTTAGCTTGGTTTGCTGTAGCTACTTCTGGTTTCTTGTATGGTGCTGGAGGTGCCTCAAGTACTGCTCTAAACATATGGCCTTGGCACGAGACGATCAAGGAAGAAGCCATGAAGAGAGGTATTCAGATCAATGATACTTGGTACGAGGCTTTCTTTGAGGGTGTTCCTGACTACCTACTAAAAAGGTTTACTGGAGTTGACCTAGAGCTTACGAATAGGTACGCTCCTAACAACTCATTCTTCCAAGATGTGCTTGGCATGGGTAATAGTTCTGTATGGGAAGTCTTGGCTGGCCCAGCAGGTAAGGCTATGGCTAATAGCACCTATGGTGTGTTTAGTGGAATATACAATTGGGCAACTAGCTCTGGTGAGTATGAACTAACAACACAGGATTGGATAGAAGCCCTAAACAATATCTCTACATTTAGGCATATCCATGAGTGGAAGATTGCTGCTGAGTATGATCGTTGGATTTCTCGTCAAGGTTACAATGATGCTAAGGTACGTGATGAACGAGAGACTTTCTACTTTGCTTTAACAGGTGCTAAACCAGACTACGTTATTGACAGATACTCTGTTAATAAGATGATCTTTGATGAGAATAAGTCAAGGGGTGAGCAGACAAAGTTAGCAACAAAGTTACTACAGAGAGCCATGATGATTGCTCAGGACAATCCTGAAGAAGCATTGCAGTTAAAGAAAAATGCTGCTATAATACTTAGGGATTTATCAGAGGCAGACAGAATGAAGATATTTGCAAATGCCTTTACTGACCCTGCTCTTGCAGACAAAACAGAGAAAGCTCTAGAAAAGCGTAATATTAAGAAGTACCTTGAAGGAAATCAATAATGGTAGACTTTTCACAGTTTCGTAATACTGAAGATGTTCCTAACTGGACTGCCCGTAGTCAGGGTGTACGAGCACCGGACTGGGGTGGAATTATCTCTGACTTAGGCAAGTCTGTAGTAGGCGGTATTGAAGCTGTCACAAAGGCAGAAATAAATACAGCAGAGCAACAGGCACGTAATGTTGTTGATGAGACATTCACAGAGTACTTCCCTACTGAGGTAGCTCCATCCCAGAAGGAACTTCCTGATGGCCTTAAGAACAGCCTAAGCCGTATAGATACTCTTGGTAATGCTGCCAAGAAAGCTGGATTAGGAAAGGCTGCTTACTTTAATGCACAGATTGTGAGTAGACTAAAGGGTGTCAGGGCGCAGTATGGTGGCCTATACGATGATGAGATTGATAAAACGGTAACTAGGTATATTGGCCGTAACCCTCGTGGTGAACTCTACGATGTTCTAAAGGAGCAAGAGGCATCACAGAGGCGTATGATGGAGGCAGAGTACAAGAGCAACCTCTCTGCTTTTTCTACGGACTCTGCTAAGGTTCTCTTCCCAAATATGACAGCTAATGAAATGGCTAATGCACCTAATAATCGTGATCTTCTTGTTCAGATTCGTGAGCGTGAATCCCTAGTTGCTAGGGTTGATGAGGCAAAGAAACTTGACTATCTAGACGAAAGGACTCTAGAGGCAGAGGCTGCTATTATCGTTCAAGACACTATGACAAAGGTTAATAACCTAGTTGACTTTAGCAAAGAGCTTAGCCCACAGGACTTTGACACGGCTGTTAAACAGCTTGTACCCTTAAGGGCTAGCCTAGTTAGTGAACTACAGAAACTAGAGCTTTCTTTTGCAGGAAAAATGGATGGGGAAAAGGCAAGGGCTATTATAAAAAGAAATATAGAGTTCATAGAGCAAGTATACAGTAGTTTTGCTTCTGGTGACTTGAATGCAACTCAAGCAGCTATCGCAGCTAATGCTTATGGTAAGGAGAGTGTACTTACTAATCTTCGTCGTAATAATCCTACTACGTTTAACCAACTGGCTCTTCTTAAAGACTTACCTCCCGCAGCTTCTACTGCAATCTTTTCTCAGCTAACAGGAACTGACGAAGGCCAGAAGTTTAAGGAAAGTCTAGGAGCAGTGTTCCTTGCGGCAGCAGCCTATGGTAATACTAACAACCCTGTTGGTGCTTTGTATAACACTCTACTTGACCCAGAAGAGTCTGAGGCATCCAAGAGGAAACTCCTTAATGATTTCCTAGATATTGCTAAGACTGGTGTATCTGTCTCCCCAGAAGAATCAAAGACGATGACCAGTGTTATCTCACAGCCAGAGAAGCTATCTGACATCTCTAATCTATTCACTGCTGGTCATGCTAAGTTTTTTACTAAGCTAACTACATCTGAGTTTATTAGTCAACATCAGCCAGATAATCCAGATGACTACTGGGGCAATATCCTAAAGGCAATGACTAAGACTAGCGGACTTATGGATGATATTGTTCGTATGAATGATGCTGCTCGTTCTGCTGGTTCCTTGTCATTCAATACGAGTACAGGCACCCTTGTATATAATCGTGATCCTAATAAGGTTAAGGGTGGTGTGTATGCTAGTAGTCCATTTGCTCCTGAGTCACCTGAGACTGCTGGGGAGTCTGTAGCTAAACAGCTTATGGGTCAGCTAAACCCTATTCTTAATAACTACTATACAATGCTCAAGGAGACTAATCCAGAGGGTGCAGATCAGGCTATGGAAGCAGTATTGAATACACTACGTATTGATGCTGATCCTTCACAATTACGTGGTGAAGAAGTTTCATCTGCTCAACCAGACATCCAGATTACTCCTGCCTCTGGTACAACCACAATGGCTGAGTTCCTTGGTGAAGATGGTATGGATACTGAGACTATGGGTGCTATGGCTGCATCTAACTGGACACCATCTGACATACCACAGGAGGTCAATCAGGACAATGAGTTTGTTACTGGTGTGAATAGACTAGAGTCCAAGTACAACCTACCACAGGGTACTCTCTGGGCCATTATGAATGTAGAGACAGGTGGTACATTTGACCCTGCCGAGAAGGCACCTAACAGTACAGCTACTGGCCTTATCCAGTTCCTAAGTAGTACTGCTAAGTCACTAGGTACGACTACGAAGGAACTGTCTGAGATGACACGTACTGAACAGCTTGAGTACGTAGACAAGTATCTTGCTCAGTTCAAGGGTAGACTAGGTGATAATCCAGAACCAGTAGATGGATACCTTGCTGTGTTCTACCCAAGGGCTATTGGTAAGGCTGATGACTATGTTCTATTCAAAGAAGGTAGTGATGCCTACGAGAGTAATAAGTCCCTAGACACAGACAAGAAGGGTTCTGTTACTAAGGCAGATGTGAAGGCTAGGTTCAAAGCAAAATCGAAATGGATACAGTAATGGCTAAACAAGGATTGTACGCAAACATCCATGCTAAACGTAAGCGTATAGCAGCAGGGTCTGGAGAGAAGATGCGTAAACCCGGTAGTAAGGGTGCACCTACAGCATCTGACTTTAGGAAGTCAGCAAAGACTGCGTCAAGGAGAACATCAAAGAAGAAAACAGGATAAGAAATGGCTAAGTTAGAGAAACCATATAGGCCTTTTCGTAAGGGCGAAAAAATAAAGAATAAAGGAGGTAGAGGTTACTCTACAGAAAGAACAAAAACTATTGGTAATAATAAAGTAGGCTATAAAAACATCAATACACTTTGGAAAACAAAAAGTGGTACTACTACAGATATAGGTCATTTATCTGAGGACAAAATTCTAGATGTAGCAAGGAAGTATGAAAAACGTACTGGTACTTCTTACCCTGTTTACACTAGTGTTGGAAAAGCAGTAGAGCAAGCTAAGAAACGTTCAAGTGCTCAGGGTTCAGGCTCTTCTCGTTCATTGACAGTGCCTAAGCCTAGACAAAAACCAAAGAAGAAAGGAAGGTGATCCATGCCTGAAATAGGAAAGAAAAAATACCCATACACTAAAGCAGGTATGGCTCAGTACAACAAGGACAAGGCTAAGAAGTCTATGTCCAAGAAGAAATCAATGAAGAAGGGTAAGTAAGATGGCAAGACGAATGGGAAAAGCAGCAGACGATCAATACATGGGTGGTGGCTCAGGTAACTGGTCACGAGCACCTAAGAAGAAAACAGTAGCTAAGACTACACGTAGTACACCACCTAAGCCCAAGGCTAAACCAGCAAAGAAGAACCCTATTGGTACGGGTGCAAAGCCTAAGACTGCTCCGTTGAAGCAGAGAGTCAACCGGGGTAGAAAAGCAAATCAAATGCTGGGTGGTGTTCGTGAAGAAGCTGGTCGTAGACAAGAGAGACAAGTAAATAGAATGAGTAAATCATCTAGACTACGGAAAGTAAAGTAAAGTAAAGAAAGTTGGTGATCCTCTCAATCGTAGGCGATTGAACTCAAACAAAAGAGAAACCCCGGTTATTACGCCGGGGTTTTTCATTAGTTGTACTCTAGTTCTAGGAGTAATTCAAGGTAGTGGATTGCTTTCTCTATGTCTGCCTTACCCTGTCCCTTTAGTCGATGTCTTGTGATGTACTCAAAGGCCTTTATCAACACTTCTGTATCTTCTTGCAACTTACCAATACCCGTATTACACCATCCACAGAGTATCCCTCTTACGTTACCACAACAATGACAATGGTCTGTATGCCAGTTCTTTCCTCTTGGTTCAGAAGAACCACAAATTAAGCAGCAACTACCTTGTTTCTTAAAAAGAGTATTCCACTCGTCTAGAGTAACACCGTATAGCTTTTTTAAATTTCTGCTTCTGTGAGACTCTGGTGTTCCATCTCTGTAGCCATGGATATTGCCTGTACCAAGACCGTCATTTCTATTTGGGTCTAGTGGCATCAGTGTCTCCATACTCCATTTCGAGTAAAAGCTCCAAGTAATGTATTGCTTTTAGAATATCCTTTTTTCCTTCTCCTTTTAAACGATGTCTAGAAATATATTTCACGGCATTGCCTTCACACCATCCTAGATTGTTAGACACGATATACTGAGTAGGCTGGATACCACAGTCCTTGTAGTGGTTACCACCTACTTGTTTCTCAGTCGCCTTTGTCATCTAACTCCTCAATCTTAAGCCAACTATGTTCTACGAATAGGGATTCGTCACCATTCTCTTTAGACCATAGTTCTGAGTCATAGTCAAGCCTGTATCCTGCCTCTTCTAGTGCCTGTGTCTCAGCATCAATAGTAGCATAGACAGCATCCTCAGACATATCGTCACCATCTAGGCTACTAAAGCTAAACTCAATCCAAATCTCATTAGTCTGTACTGCTTTAATCTTCATGTTAACCTCCTATGTCTACCATCTCACATACCTCACCAGTACAGGCGAAGGTCTGACTAGCCTTGGTCGTATCCTCTACCTCATATTCCTTTAGCTTATCCCAGTCAATACTCTCTGGCATCTTGGCTAGGGTTTCTTCATACTGTTCTTTGGTAATCTCTTGGTATGGTGCCTGTTGGTACGTGTGCTCGTTGTACGGCAGGAAGGATACACCACTCATTTCATCGAAGTGTTTGTAGACAAAGGCACCTACCTCAAACCATTCATCCTTGCGTACATTGATCGTAACAGAAGGCTTGTGTTCACACCAGTGACGCTGATAGATAAGCCACGTATTGAGTTGTTCAATAGCAGTCAAGTCCTCTGTAACGATAGCGCCTTTAGGTGCCTGTACAGGGAAACTAAACACAGTAGTAGTGTCTGGTTTCATAACGCATGGTTCACTAGGGATACCCTGATCCTTCATGAACTGTGTTAGTGGGTCTTTGTTGTCACCACGTACAGTACGAATATAGAAGGGACTATGGCGAGGATGAATACCACTAGAGCTATCCACTAGCTGTGACACTGTGCCACTTGGCTTCACACAAGTAATAGCTGCACTAGGCTCAATACCAAGTACTGAAGCTAAGTGAGTGTTAGTCTCAATAGCGATCTGCTTTAGTTCAGACAGTGTGTTCTCTAGGTCCATGTTAGAGGAAGTGAGTAACTTATTGTCCATGATACCAGTTAGAGATACACCCAGTAGACGCTCATCCTCAGTGTTCTTCTTCCATACCTTACGTAGGTAGGGGAAGTCAGTGTAGGTGCTCTGTATGGTCCCTAGAATGGCTGCTAGGCGTACCTTACGAGCAATATCTTTAATGCTGTCAGTGGCCCTTACAACAGCCTCTGTGAGGTTACAGAACTGGTATGGACGAAGGATAATCTCTGAGCATGGATTAGTACCAAACTCCCAGTTACTATCCCTACGACCATTCTTTGCAGCTTGCTTGATGGATGCCTGACGATTGAAGATACCACGTTCACCACTACCTGATTCTACGAGGGCCATCCACTCACGCATGAATGATACAGCATCTGGCTTCTCAGTGTAGGCTACAGAGTTATTGGCTAGAGCACGTTGAGGATCATTCTCCCACCATGCACCACTCTTGGCATGACGCATACGGTCATCACTAAGGTTGCTCAGTGAGATCATGGCTGACCTACGTACACCACCTACGACTACTACCTCACCAATCTTACACATGATGTCATGGCATTCGATAGAACTTAGCTTACGTCCCTGTGAACCCTTGAATGTACGTACAACAAAGTTGAATAGATCAACAAGAGGACCGGGACCAGAGGCACGACCGCCAAATGTCTTTAGCTTTGCGCCAGCAGGACGAACCCTAGAGGTGTCCCACTTAGGTGCTTCTCCGCTATAGAGTAGTGCGATAAGCTGACGTAGTGCCTTAGCCCATCCTTCCTTGCTATCCTTGACTGCAACAACAGTGTCAGAGTCATAGATGATGGGAACCTCTGGTAGCTTCGTTACGAACTGACGCTCTACACTGAAGCCTACTCCAGTACCGCACATAAGAATGAACATAGCCTCATCGAAGGACTTGGGATCATCCACAGGAAGGTAGCTGCAGTTGTAGGCACAAGTGTTATCACGATGTAGGGCTACGCCAGCAGTCATTAGTGCTCGCATAGAGGGCATAACCTCTAGGTTAAGGATAGCTTCCTCTAGTTCCTTGATTAGTTTCTTATCGTTTAGCTTAGGCTCTACTACGTTCTCAATATACCTAGAGACAGTTTCAGGCCATGTTTCCCTACGCTGTTCTGTTTCGATCCAACGAGCATAGCGTGAAGTTGCTATGAAATTTTGGTAGTCAGTGGGGAGATAGTTGTTCATTGTGTTCCTCAAACTGTGTTGTCATCATTGAATGGGTATGCCAAGCGTAAAGCGAATGGATTACTCCTAAGAGTGTGAGAAAGAAAAAGAGGCAGAAAACAATTACTACCTCTTTACCTTCTTTGCAATTCAATTCTTCTAGTAGTCTATGGATCATTGAACAAATCACTCAAGTCTGGTTTCTTGTAGTTTGGCCCCTTAAGTACCTTGCCATCCTCACGATAGATAGGCTTACCATCTTCACCTAGCTTACTCATGTTGGACTCATGTACACGAGAAAAGGCTTCGTTGATAGGCAACTCTAGTGCAATAGCCATGTCATAGCACACATAGATAAGGTCACAGAGTTCTTTTGTCAACTTCTCTTTTTGAATATCCTTCTGGAACAAGAACCCAGAACTATCTACTTCGTTAACCTCGTGCCATAGTTCGTCTGCTTCCTCTTCAATAAGAGTTAGCTGGTGCTCTACATTAGCTAGATTGTACTCATTCTCTTTACCAAATGCAGTACGAAACTCTAGTACCATGTCGTATGGTGTCATTCTGTGGTTTCCTCTAAGACTAAGACTTCATGGATTGTGTAGTAGGCTGGTTGGTCGTGTGTATTAACAAAGAGCCTAGCTTCCTCGTAAGTAGCAAAAGAAGCAATAGGACAAGTCATTGGCTCATCATAGTGAGTGACTATGTAGCGATACTGTGTCATTTCTTTTTCTTCTTAGACTTCTTGTATGCAGCAGTAGCAATAGCGTAGGCACTGTCCTTTGACTTACCTGTCTTCTGTACAGCCTTACGGATTTCTTCTAGCTTCTTTGGCATTACGTTACCACCATTAAGTCATTATGTTCAAATGTGTAGTAGTGTTCCTCAACGTCCATACCGTCTACATCTACGTATATAACTTTGAGGCCACTCTTGTCAACAACTAATTCAATATCGTACAACTCTGTTGGTTCGTGGTCATAGGTAACCTCTTGCCCTTCAGAGTCTGTTCCATAGATACGTATGTTCATGCTGTTTTGGTACGTTTATTACGTTTGGGTTGTCTTGACTTGTTCTCACTGGATGGCTGTGGAGTCACCTTTCCTTTACCATAGAACCGGCTATGAGCCATGTCAATACCTTTGCCCTTACCATTACTCTTGCCTGTCTTTGGGTCTATAAATCCAGCTTTTCTACGAGCTTCTCTAAGATCAGCCCTTCTTTTCTTTTTATTTTTAGTCGATGCTTTCTTTGCTTCACAGTTGTAGCATCGTTCTTTACGGCTATCTCTAGACTTTTCTGCCCCACAGTTTTTACATTTAGCCATTAAATCCCCCTCATGTTCTCCTTCATCAAGGTCCAT